GAGCCAGTCCTTCATCACGGCAACGGCAAGTGGCGGCGGGAGCTCTTCGAGCTTCTGACTCAACGCGCGAACGGTGTCGCTCACCGTATCGCCCGGCATGTAGACCCAGCCCTTGTCGATGCCGGCGGGCGTGCCGGTCTTGGCATCGATTCCGTTGTCGGGTGCCTCGCGCTGCACCTTGCCGTAGCGTGCGGCATCTTCCGGCTTGCGCACGCCGACGATGCGGCACTTGCAGCCCCAGCCGTTGGGCGTGAAGTGCGTCAGCCACCATTCGTGCGAAGCAGGCAGCGTCACACCGTGCCACGATTCGTGCAGTGGCCGTGGCGTGATCACGCTGTCGCTGTGTACGTACACCCAGAACGGAAACCCACCTTCGCGCAACTGCGCGAGCCGACCGGCGCTGTAGCTGCTGGCGATGTTGGTGGTGTAGATGACGCGCGTGCGCCAGTCGCGGCTGCCGGTGTGGCTCCATCCGTGCCGCTCGACCAGGGCATCGAAATCCTTGCGGAACTGGTCGATGCCGGTGCCCTCGGTGATCGCGCGATCGACGGATGCCGCAAGACCGGCGAGAAGATCTGCGTTCTGCGCACCGGCGACCATGAAGGCGCGGTCATGAGCCGCATGCATCATGTCGGTCCAGCGCTCGGTCGGCACGAGAGTGCCGAGCTTGCCGCGGAAGAACGCGACCTGCTCGGCGAACGGCCGCTTCAGCACGCCGCGAACGGCGGGATCGCTGGCCGCAGTCTCAGGCACGATCGGCTTCCTGCGTTACGTCGTAGCGGCCGGCGAGTTCGGCGGCGGCCATGCCCATCGCCATCACCTCGCCGAGCGCATCGCGTGGCAGGTCGCCATAGGCCTCGAGCAGCGCGTCCCGCAGCGTTGGCAAGTCCGGCGCGGTCGCGACCAGCTCGCGAACGCGATCGAGGATCTCGGTCCACGCCGGCACGGCTTGCCGTGCAAGTGCCTCGGCGTGCGGGTCGATGGGCGTGCGATCGTCACTGGTTTCGACACGCGGACGCTGTGCGGTTGCCGTGGCGAGATAGCCGTCATCCTTCGCGGGAATGCTGGGCGCGGAAGAAACGAGCACGTCGTCATCGTCGGACTCCGGCTCGGGAATGCCGATCTTCTCCTGCGCCCACTTGCGCGGGATGCGCATGCCGAGGGAAACGAGTTTCGGCAGCGCCTCCGCATAGGAGGCCATGTCGTCCGGCTCCTCGATCTGGAACCGGATGCGCGGTGCACGGCGGATGTTGCCGGCGATGCCGTTGAGCATCGCGATCGGGAAGATCAGGTCGCGCGACAGCGTGGCCGCGATCTGCTTGGCGTCGCCGTCGCGCAGATCCTTGCGCACTTCGTCGTGCACGGTGCCGAGCGCGTTGGTGGCGGTCTTGCCATCGGCCTGACTGGTAAGCGTGCCGCCGAGGATGGCCTTGGACTGCGTCTTTTCGCACCAGTCGATCATTGCCTGGAAGGCATCCGGATCGCCCGATGTAGCCTCTTCGAAGTCGATCTCCATGCCTTGCGGCATGATGCCGGCCGCGTTGTGGCCGAGGTTGGCGAGCGCGCGCAGCAGGGTCATGCGCTCCTTGTCGCTGGCGCCCGGCGGATACTTGCCGATGCGCATCGGCCAGCCGTACACCTCGAGGAACTCGGCGAGATCGCCGACCGCGTAGGTCTTGAACAGGTACGGCCACACCAGCACGCGGAACAGCGCAGCGCGCTCGAGGTAGCCGCTCTTGGCCTTGTGCGTATGGACGATCCATCCGAACGGTTGCAGTGACGCACCGTCGGCGCTGTTGTCGCGCAGGCGCAGCTCCTGCCGATAGCCGCGATGGATCTGGAACCACGACTGCGGCCGGTGCGTGATCGTCTTGGGCAGAAACATGCCATCGAGCCGATGCCACTCGATTTCGAGGCAGGCGTAGCCTTTTCCGATCGCGTCGGTGGCGTCGTAGAGCATCTCCTCGAATCCGTCGATGTCCGCGAGCAGTTCGTGCAGACGATCAGCGGCTTTCTTTTCCGCCGCATACGGCGACGAAGGCGGCACGATGTCCCAATCGAGCGAGAGCAGCGCACGGCGGCGCTTGCCCATCTCGCTGGCGAGGTGGCCATCCTTTTCCTCCATGTCTTCCCACAGGTCGCTTTGCGCGACCAGGTCGTTGTTCTCGGCCGCGTCGAGGATCGCCGCCAAGCGCGACGGTGTGAGCCCGCGCGAGGGATGCCCGGCCCATTCGTTGCGCAGCTGCATGATGCGGCTGGTCTGCGGCTCGGCAAGGTCTGCCACGTGGATCGGCTGGCCGTCCGGCCCGAGGATGCGGGTCACCATGCTTCAGGCTCCGGAATCTTCACGTCTTCGTGATCGTCGGCGCGCATGCGCAGCCGGTTGCGACCGGGATCGCGCGCGTTGTCGAGACCGCGCGGGTTCTTCGGCACGCCCTGGTATTCGATCGGGCCGGTGTCGCCGTGCGCGGCGTTGAGCGCGAGGAAGCACGCCCAGGTGCGGTCGGCGTGGCCGCTGGCGTCGGCGTCGGCGAGGAAGCGCGGCGCGCCGGTGGGGCCGGTGACCTTCTTCAGCTTGTGCAGATCGGCGCGCAGTTCCACGTTGCCTTCGGGGATGCGCAGTTTGCGGTCCTCGAAGGCCTCCTTGCCGTGCGTGGCGAGCGTCAACTTGTTGGCGGCGGTGAACAGCACGCCCTCCACCAGCGAGCCGTGGCGGCGCTGCGCATCTTCCACGGGCTTCTCGCCCATGCCGGTCTGGTCCATGCAGGCGCGCTGCACGCGGTAGCGCGCGAACACGTCGTCGAGCAGCATGTCCTGCTCGGCGAAGCTCACGCGCTTGCGCTCGATAATCTCGCGCGTCCACAGCACGTCGCCGACTTGCTCCACCACCCAGATGACGAACAGGTCGTTGCGTGCGGCGATGTCCACGCCGACGAAACACGGGCCGCCCGTGTATCGCGCGGGGTCGCCCGCATCGGCGTGTTCGCATGCGGTGATCAGTTCGAACGAGAGCCAGCTCGATGCTTCGTCGAGCCATTGCAGTTCGAACTCCTGCGCCCACAGGTCTTCGTCGCCGGCACCGCGCCGCAGCTCGTCGATGTCGCGCGGCAGGCCGTCGGCCACCGCCTGGTGGATGTCGGTGGTGTGGCGCGACCAGCCGTCGTCCGCGCCGGTCATCAGTTCGTGGAACTTGTTGCCCTTGCCGTTGGGCGTGGAGATGATGCGCAGCTTGAGGCCGGGCTTGGAGATCACCGGGAACAGCGCCTTCCAGATCGCGCGGCTGTCCTGATGGAAGGCGAACTCGTCCAGCAGCACGTTGGCGCTGAATCCGCGCGCGGTGTCGGGGTTGGCGGGCAGCGCGGTGATCTTGCTGCCGCCGGGCAGTTCCACTTCGAGCGCCTTGGTGTTGGCGTCGAAGTCGATTTCCAGTTCCTTGAAGGCGGCTTGGAGCGCGCGCAAATGCAGCTTCACGCCCTCGTTCATCGCCTCGCGCGCCTGCCGCTCGCCGCGGCTGAGGATCACCCAGCGGCAGCGCTGGCCGGCGGCTTCCGCACGCAGGCAGTCGAGCACGATCTCCAGCGTGCTGGTGAACGTCTTGCCGCACTGGCGCGCGAACATCGCGATCTTGAAGCGCGCACCGTCCTGCAGCCAGCGGCGCTGGTAAGCGTAGAGCGGGAGTGCCGGCTGGATCATTCGCCGCTGGACTCGATGTAGGTGGCCTTGCCCATTTCGACGAGGCCGAGGAACTCCAGCGGTGACAGTGTGCATGGCCCGCTCCAGAATTCGACGAGTTGCCCATTGCGATCGCGGTGGAGACCGAAAACGACGACACTCACCGGCTCCGGCTTGTCGCGTTTGCGCAGATCGGCCGCCAAGCCTTCGAGGTAGTCGGCGGCACTCTGCTGCGTCGTGATGGAGACCACTTTGCTCATAGGGCGTACGCTGCCTTGATGACTTTGGCGAGCATGTCCGGAGGCACCTCGCCCGTCTTGCCCAACGCATCGAGCTTGCTGCGCTGCTCGCGCACGAGCTTCTCGCGCGCGGCGTGCTCGATGGCCTGCCGCTCCTTGAGGCTGGCGGCGCGCGCGGCGATGACGTCCTTCGAGGCGCGTGCGAGTTTTCGTACATCTTCGATCGACGTTTCCTCATCCACCTGCGCGCGCAGCGCGGCGTTAGTGGCGAGCGTGGTGATGGATTGGCACAGCAGCGCGCCGGCGCGGTCGTCGGGGTTCTCGCCGAGTTCTTCCACCACCACGCGCGCGGCGGCGTCGATCTCGCGCATGCGTTCGGTCAGTTCGCGCAGCGGCTGCTGGTAGCGGTGCAATCCGCTGCGGCTTACATCCGCCGTCGGATATTTCCTACGGATGGCCGCGAGCATTTCGTCGAGCGTGAGGCGATCTTCCCGCAGCAGCTTCTCGACGAATGCGCGCTGCTCGGCCGGCAGCCGCGTGACCTTGGATTTGCGCGCGCGGGCCACGGCGTCACCGAGGGCTGGGGCGGCTGACGCCAGGCACGACGGCGAGGCCCAGCACCACGTCGTGGCCGCGCGCGGTGAGCGTGGCCACGTCCAGACCATCGACCGGCGATTCGGTGCGGAGCAGGCCCTGCTCGGCCAGCCACGCCAGGTCGGTGCGCACGTCGTCGCGGCTGGCGGTCACGCCGAGCGCGTACAGCGCGGCGTGCAGGTTCGAACTGTTGGCTCGGTAGCCGTGCTGCTCGGACAGCAGCCGCAGCAGCACCAGCCGGCGATCGGCGCGGAAGCGTTCGGCGAACGGGGTCATGGTTTGCGCTCCATCAGGTATTCCTGCACGGATCGGATCAGTTGCAGGGTATGGTCGGATCGCTCGCGCAGGCCCGATACCTGGCTGGCCAGAAGATCCAGCTGCGCCTTCACGGCAGGCATGCCGGAGACGCGCTCTTCCAGCGCGATCACGCGCCGGTCGATGGCATCGACGTGGCCGGCATGGCGCGCGGTGTAGAGCCACAGACCGAGCACGGCGAGCATGTTGACGACGCCGAGCAGGATCAGCAGCGCGGAGGCGGATTCGTTCATCGGCAGTATCCACGCATGCGGTGTTCGTGATCGGTTGCACAGGCGATGCAGCGCGAGCACGCGCCGCGCAGCGCCCGGATGCGTTCGGGTTCGATCGGTTCGTCGCAGTCGATGCACAGGCCGTCGATGGCCGGATCACGAGGCACGAGGCTGGCGTCGATGCGCTCGCGCAGCGCGGCCAGCGCCAACTCTCGATCGGTGGCTTCCCGCTCCTGCGCGCGGTCCATCTCATCCACCGTGGCGCACCTCGCGCAGTTGCCGCGCGCAGGCGTAGTAGACGTTGGCCTGCGCGCGCAGCAGGCGACGTTCGATCGCGCTGTAGTCGGCGTCCTTGCGATCGGCGCCACGCATGCGATCGGATGCCTCGCGCTCCCATTGCGCGATGACGGCGTCCAGGCGGTCGTGGCGATTACTGGCCATCGGTGGCTCCGAGCGCGGCCGCGCGACGGCGGTCGGCGTTGCAGGCATCGAGCGCGGACTGCCACGCCGGAATCGTTGCCAGCGCATCGAGCACGCACACGGCGGCGCGGCCGTTCGCATCGCGGCAGTCGAGCAGCGGCGCGGGCGGCGCTGGAATCGGCGCGGTGAGCGCGGCGGGCAGCGGTCGGTATGCGGGCACCGGCACTTCCACCACCTCAGTGCGGATCAGCGTGTGCGGCGCGCGGCGGAAAATCCCACAGCTCGCCAGCAACGCTGGCGCACACAGCAAGATCGACCAGCGCAGTGCAGTCGGAATCGTCATGGGCGTTCTTTCGGAGGGTGAGTACGCGCGCCGTTGCAAGGTTGCTCAGGCGCTGGATTTCGTCGTCGCGCAGATCGAGTTCGCGCTCGGCGTCGGCGAGCGCCTGCCGATGGCGCTGGTCCAGATCGGCGAGCCGCGCGCGGATGGACGCGAGCGCGGCCTGTTCCGATGCGAGCGTGTCGGCGCATGCGGTGCGCGCGGCGTCGGCCGCCGCGATGTCCGCGCGGTTGCGGTCGCCGCGAAACAGGTAGCCGCCGATCGCGGCGGCGAGCACAGCCAGCAGCAGGATCGTCTCTTTCACGATGCGCACACCTGCGGGCCGGGCCAGCCGGCAGCGACGTACAGCGGCTGCAACACCAGCAGGATGCGGCGCACGTAGTCGCGGTTCTGGCGGATGTTGGCCGCCGCCCGTCGGGGATCGGCGGCCCACTCGACATGACCGAACCAGCGAGCCGGATCGGCCCCGGTAGCCGATGCTCGGTTGCGGTCACGGTTCACCCAGCCGAGGCCGCCGTTGTAGGCGGACAAGGCGAACGACCAGCGATCGCACTCGCTGGCACCGGTCACGCTGTCGTAGAGAAAGCGGTCGTACACCGCCGCACCGCGAATCGCCTGCGCCGGATCCCACGGATCGAACTGGCCGAGCTGCTCGGGGAACTGCGTCGCGATCCACTCGGCCGTCTTCGGCATGAACTGCGCCATGCCCATCGCGCCCACGCGGCTGCGCGCCTTCGGCCGCCACGTCGATTCCTGGTGCAACTGCGCGGCGAGCAGCGCGCTCGATCCTTCGACGCCCCAGTAGTCGGAAACGGCCTGCTCGACCATGCGGCGATACATCGCCGCCGAATCGGGCACGCGTGGCTCTGCGGCGGCATGCGTCGCAAGCAGCAGCGGAACGAGGATCAACAGCCGCGTCACGGCATCAGCCCCGCGGCGACGAGCGCGGCGGCTATCAGCGTGCCGCGCCGCGTCTGCGCCATCGCGCGCTCGATGCCATCCAGCGCGGAGGGGCGCGCGTCGGGGAACGCGGCGCGATCGAAGCCGAAGCCGAGCACCGCCGCCATCGACAGCTTGCTGACCAGCCAGCCGTACACGCCGAGCTTGGCCGGGTTCACGATCGCCACCAGCGCCAGCAGCACCAGGCTTACCGCCAGCCACAACCACATCGCGCCCAGGCTCGACCATGCGCCGGCCCATTGAGCATAGAGCTGTTTCAGATCCATCGCGCGCTCCGCAGAAAGGGATCGCGCGCCGGCCGGCACAGGGAGGAAACCGACCGGCGCGTGAGGAACGCGGCCGATGTCGGGAAGGGAGAGACTTCAGCCGCGCGCGGTCAGTTTCACGCGCGCGCGCAGAGGGGCGGATGCGAAGGCGTTCGCTTTGCGGCTGACCGTGGAGGGCGTGCGCGCACCATACTGCGGAGCATCACGCGGATGCGGGAAAGAAAGGGAACATCCATGTCGAACAGCAACGTTGCAAAGGGCCGAGAGTACGAGGACCAAGTATCTCGGATCATCGACAATCTCTACGCGGGCCTTGCCGACACCGTGACGATTCTTCGTGGCAAGAAGGCACGCAAAGCCGCCTCCGGAGAATCCGGCTATGAACACCAGATCGATGTCCTGATTCTGGAGGGAGACGCCATGTTCGCGGTTGAGTGCAAGCGTTGGAGAAAAAAGGTTGGCGTGGGAGCCGTGTTGACGCACGCAGCACGCTGTGAAGATATCCGGGCCGCGAACGCAGGCAAGCAAGTCAGTGGCGTGATCGCAACCACCAAACACGTTACTCCGGATGGCTTGCGTTTGGCGAAGCACTTCGGGATCGCGGTCGAGGTCGTCAAATCGGAAGAGAACTTCACGATCCGCATTGGCAAGCACGTAAAAGGAATGGTGTCTGACAAGCTACGCGTCACCGAAGAGTGGAGATTCGGCCTCACGAAATCGGAAGCTGCATCTGCACGCGCGCGCGATGCAGCAGCGTCTGGCGGCGAACGATCATCTGGATCGCACGATGCGTGAGGCCATGCCGGCGCGCGAGTGCATCGGTGTTGCCTCGCCTGCTGGCGCGGTAGATCGCATCGTGCAGCAGTGCGGTTTCCAGCGCGCGGCCGGTCGGCAGGTAGAACGATCGGCCGCCGATGTACCGCGCCTGCGCGATGGCGAGCGCGCGGGCCGTTTCCTCGGCGGCTTCCGGTTGCATGCCGCGCCGTTCGAGCGTGGCGGTCATCACGTCCATGAGGTCGGCGAGCGTCTTCGGCCACGCGACGCCTTCGAACTTCTCGGCCGCGAGCTGCGCGGCCATGTCCGCCGCCGACTCGGCTTGCAGCTCGAAGGGCTCGTCGTCGCGCTCGATCACGACGACGCCCCGAACCGCTCGCGCGCCGCCGCGACGCGCGCATCGTGCGCGGCCTTGTCGATCGTGCCGATGCGCAACTGGTCGCGCAGGAAGGCAAGCTCCGCCTGAAGCGGACTCTCCCGCGCGACGTTGGCTGACGGGCCGGCGCGGTGTTTTCCTACACGCAGGTCCGCCTCTTTCGTACGCTCCGCCGCGGCGTCTTCGGAATCGGCGATGCCGTACACGACGGCGCGCAGGTAATGGTGATTCGCCAGCGGCAGCGAGAGCTTGCCGGGCGCGGCGAGCATCTGCTCGATGCCTGCCGCCCACATCGCCGGCGACGCTGGCCTACGGATGCCGCCGCGCTCGTCACGGCAGACGGTGCCGGTGCGGACCAGCGAGAGCAGATCGTCCACGATGCGGATCGCACGCGCCGTTCGAAGGCCCGTTTTCGCGGGCTTGAACAGGCGCAGATAGCCGATCACCGCGCGCCCGAGCACCGGCTCCATGCCCGCGAACAGCGCGGCCAGCCGCTTGCCGTCGTCGTCGGCGAAGCCGGCGTCGATGGGGTAGCTCTCGCAGCAGTTCGGGCAGGTGATGCGCATGGTCATGCGCCACCCCTCAATCGCTGGATACCGCTCGCCTTCTCGCGCGCGATGGCATAGACGCGGCTCAGGCTGATAAGCCAGTCATTGGCGACGTCGATCGCACGTTCGCCGCGACGCAACTGGTCCAGTAGCTGCTCGACCTGTTCGGGCGTCAACGCATCGCATCCGGTGCGAACACGAGCGGCGCGCCACAAGCGCGCATTCGGTTGAGACCATGACGCGACCTGCGCCCTTCGAATGCCTTCCGATCGGGCCTTGCGGACGGCTGGATCGGCCCACGTGGCGCATCGCTTCGCGCGAGTTTCGGGCTTTGCATCCCACGCGCGCACGCCGGCACTGATGCGCGCGCGCACATCATCCCGCTGCATTGCTCGCCGAATGGCTTCGATGCGGAGCTGGTGACTCGGATGATCCGCGTTCATTAATCCATCCCTCCGAGTTCTTCCGGCTCGTGGCGCTTGCGCTCCCACGTCGTGCCGGCCTTGAACGTGGCTTTCATCAATTCGTGGACGGTGCCCTGCACGTTGGCCGGCAGCTCGCACACCCGGTCGATGAAGCGCTCGCGCCACAGGCGTTGCCATGCCGCCTTGCGCTCGGCGATTTCTTCGGGATGAAGCCGGCGCAGGCTCACCGACGCGCCTCCAGCACATCCATGCGGCCGGCGCGGTACAGCGCCAGCAGCAGATCGGTCGGCTCGTACGCAGCGTCTTCACCGTCGTCTCTTCGGCCTTGTATGGCGATGAGCCCCGCTTCCTCCAGTTCGAACTGCTCAGAGACCGTGAAGTCATAGCTGTTCACGCCGCGCACCAGGTCGTGCGCGAGGCGGATCGCCTGCGCGCTGAGCGGGCGCAGCGCGAGGTCGTTCTGCAGCTGGATCAGCGCAACGTGGTCGATGCTCATTGCAGTGTCCTCGTCGGCATGGGCGTGAGCGTGTAGCCGCAGCCGTTGGCGAGCGTTTCGAGCTTGGACAGATCCACGCCCATGTCGGTCTTCACGGTCTGGCCGAATACGTGAATCCGCACCTCGGTCAGCGGTTCGGGCGCGGCCGCAGTAGCGCGACGCCGGACGTAGCCGCGCGCGGACCAGCCGATCAGCGCACCGATCGCGAACAGCCACGCGGCGTAGAGGATCGACGCGGTAATGCTCGGCGGCATCATGGCTGTGCCTCCAGCTTCCGCAGCCGCCGTTTCGCCGCAAGGCGCACGGTCGCCTGCACGCTGAAGTCGGACAGCGCGAGGATCGCGCGCAGCGTCTCCGCGTCGGCCTGGCGCACGATGCGCATGCGGTCGTCCACGGTGAGGTAGCGCGTTTCGATCGGGCCGCGCGGCGTGTCGTAGGTCGGGCCGGCGAACGGGTCGCGCTTCATCACTTCGTGCCCTCCAGCGCATGCAGCTTCCGCCGGCGCGCATCGAGCGCGGCGATGATGCCGCGCAGCTGGTCCGCGCGGCGCACCCACGCGACGAACGCGATGCCGTACATGCGCTGCGCGATGGAATCCGCGTACGCCCAGGGCGCGTGGATTTCGGCGAGCAGTGCTTCGATCTTGCGCAGCATCGGCTCGACGTTGACGTTGCGCGGCCGGCCCTTGCGCGGCGCCGGCGCGGCGCCGAGGCGGCGCAGCTCGGCGATGACCTTCGCGCGCGCGCTGTCGGCGAGGTCGGCCGCGCTGCGCACGCCGGCGACGCGCATCAGCATCGCCTCGTACGTGGGGCGGTCCATGCCGAGCTTCTTCGCCGAGGCGTGGATCGCGGCGAGGTCGCGCGTGCGGCGGGAGGGTTTCGGGCGGGCGGCGGCCATCTTGGGCGCGTTCATGCCGCGTCCTCGCCTTCGTTGCAGGCCATGCGCCACAGCTCTGCCAGCTCGCCGCCAACAATGAATGCCTCATGGGTATCGAACACGGCATTGGCGAGGTCGAACTCGAGCGATGCATCCTCATCGCCGAGAGCGTCGGCGACGTCCTCCAGTACATCAAGCGCACCGCGTAGCGCTCGGAGCGCATCCAACAGTTCCGGATGCCGACAGTGGATCATGCCACTTCCTCCAGCTCGGTCGCGAACGGCACCACCACGAAATCCTCGCCCTGCGTGATGCTGATGCCCTTCACGTCCTGCACGGCGTCGGGGTCGGCGAGGATGGCGTTCTTGTCGATTTCTTCCTTGGTGCGGATGAAGCGCTGCAAACCGAGGCGCTTGAGCGCATCGATCACCGCCGCCGCGGTGCGCACGACGACGGAAGGCGGGCGAGTGCGCCAGCGGATCTCGCCATTGCCGAGCTTCACGGTCTTGGCGCCGTTGCGCAGCAGCTCGCCGCGATTCGCTTCTGCCCAAACCTGCACGCCGGCGTGCAGTTCCTTGATCGCGTCGTTGATGGGCGCGGCCTCGGCTTCGAACTCGGCTTTGACGGCGGCCAAACGCGCGTTCATCGCGGTTTGAATGGCCTCGCGCTGGCGCTGCAGGTCGCCGATCTGGCGGATGGTTTCGTCGGCCTCGTCGCGGTTCTGCGCGACGAACGCCGCGGCGGCGGTCTTGATGCGGGCTGACTTCTTGGCCATGTGGATCACTCCTGGTCGATGGCGCGCTCGACGAGCGCGTCGCGGTAGCGTTCGCCGACGCACGGCGGCAGTTCGTCGTCGACGATGGATTGGCAGGCCGGGCACAGCGGCATCCACAGCGACGTGGGCTTGCCGCAGCCGGCGCAGACGATGTGCGGCGCGGTCACGGGTCGCATGAGCCGATCTCCGGTCCATCGAAGCCGTTGCGGTAGATGCCGTCGCCGTCTGGCGCGTACTCGAGCAGCATCGCGCTGCCGTCGTAGCGCCACGCGCTGAGCGTGCCGGTGCGCTCGATCGGTCCGGTGTAGGCGTGCTCGACGACGAGCACGTCGATGCGCGCGGCCTGTGCGGGTGCGTCGGCGGCGAATGCTGCGAACAGCGCGGCGGCGAGCAGAAGCGCGAACACGGCCAGCACGATCGTGGCGAGCGTTTTCATGCGGCACCTGGCGCGATAGCGAAAGAGGTCTCCGGCACCGCCGCGGCCGCGGCGTGGGGAGGCACCGCGGATCGCGACGATGCCGGAGATGCGGGGGCCACCGGCGCCGGCCTGTGTTCAGCGCGGGAGGGGGCGCGCTGCGGCGCCGGTGGCGAAACGCGGTAGCGCGGTGCGAGCAGCACGCGCGCGGTCGCTCCGTCGAGCGAAATCAGGATCACGCCGGCTTTGCCGAGGCCGGCGATCACGCGCCGCACCGTTGCGGGATCGCAGTCCGCGAGCGCATGCACGAGATCGGCGAGGCCGACCGGCTGCGCGAACCGGCGCAGGATCGACACGATGCGGTCCTTGGTGCCGGCGAGACCGGCCGCGATCGCAGGCACACGTGTCGCGAGCGCGCTGGCGCGCGCGGCGGCAATGGCCCGCTCGTGCGGCGTCGTGGGTACCGGCACGGAGTGCGGCCGGCCGCGTGGCGGCGCGACATAGTCCGGCACCAGGGCGTACAGCCGCTGGCGTCCGTCGTGCCGCCGTTCGATCGCTCCGATGCCGATGGCATAGCTCAGCGCGCGATGAAACTGTCGCGTCGAGAGTCCCGTGCGCCGGCGCATGTCATCCAGTTGCATCGGCCCATCGCGCAACGCATCGCGCATATCCTGAAAATGGCTCATGACTGCCCTCCAACGGGCAGTCGCAGCTGCCCTCGCAGATCCGGGAGCGCGACACGGCGCAGGGCGGCAACCTGCCGCAGCGTCGTCATCGCGCGTGAGTAGAGGAACTCGCACGTCGCATCGAGCTCGTCGTCCGAGCGCGCGAGGAAATAGCCGGTGTCCGGCATGCCGCCGATGGGGTGTCCCGCATCGCGCAGGGCGACGATGACCTGCCGCAACTTGCGCTCGCCGCCGGCGGTGCTGATGCCGGCGATCTTGCGCACCAGGTCGCGTGCGCTGATGCCGTTCGCGGCGCCGGCGTGATCGCCGAGCACGTCGAGCACCAGGCTCGGTGTCAGTTCGCGGTCGAACAGGTCATCGAGCATGGCGGTCTCCCGGTCGTGAAGTGCGGGCGGTGCGCGCGGCGCGCAGCAGTTCGGCTTCGGCGTTGACGTTCTCGTGGTGCCGCACCCATGCGACGCCGACCGTGTCGAGCGCGGCGGCGGCCTCGACGGCGTCGGGCCAGCGCGCGATCGCATCGAGCGCGCGGCGCGCGCGTTCGATTTCGGCGGCGAGGTGCGGCGCGCGGTTCACGGCTGCGCCGCCTCCGCCAGCAGGCGATCGGGCAGGCACGCGAGTGCGGTGTCGCGCCGCCAGCACGTGACCTGCTCGCTGGCGTCGTGGAATCGCTCGACGCCGGATGGCAGCGCACGCGTCGCGGGCATGGCCTCGACGTCGCGCACGGTGGTGCGCGGCGCCGTCGCTCGGCCGGCGACGAACATCACCGGCAGTGCGACGAGCAACACGATCACCGCGCGCCGCGCGCGCCGCAGTTCAAAGTGCAGGTTCATGGGACGACTCCTTCATGAGCGCGCGCGTGAGCGCCTTCGCCTGCGCGACGGTGAGTTTTGCCAGCACGGCGTCGATGCGCTGGTCGGGGATCGGTTGCGGAATGTCCGCGTCGCGGAAGAAGCGCCGGTGCGCGACGGTCACGCGATCGGTCGCGAGGCCGCAGTCCTGCATCAGCACGCGGATGTAAAGGCGCTGGCGCGGCGAGCACGGCCATTGCTCGGTGCCGAGTGCGCGGCGCTCACCGCGCGTGCGGAACAGCGAGGTCGCGGCGTTCATTCCGCACCGCCCAGTTCGCGCCATGCGCGTGCGACGTGTTCGCAGCAGACCTTCTTGCCTTCGGCGCGCGCGTGCATCGAGCCGAGCCGCAACGTCTTGGTGAGCGTGCGCAGCGCGCCGGGCTTGCGCGCGATGTCCACGAGCGTGCTGCGGCACTTGGCGTCGTCGATGCCCCACGCCTTGATGAGCGCGTCGATGTCGGCCTCGGTGCTCTGGCGCAGCGAGAGGCGTTTGCCGACGCGGCTGTAGAGGCGGCTAAGTGCGGCGGCGCGGTTGCCGCCGGTCATGCTGGCGTAGAGCGTTTCGTTGCCGACGAAGGCGATGCCGATGCCGGTGGCGTCATGGATGGATCGAATCTGGTCGAGCGCAGCTACAGAAAGATGCTGTGCCTCGTCGATCACGAGCAGTCCACCGGTGCCGCGCACGCGGCGCACGATGGCGCGGTGCAGTTTGGCCGCGCCGCCCTGTTCGGCAAGGCCGAGCGCGGCGCAGATTTCGTCGAGCGCGGTGACGACGCTGGCGCTGGCCGGCGTCATGGTGACGTGCCAGACGTTGAGCGCGGCCTGCGCGTACTGCGCCACGGCGCTGGTCTTGCCGAGGCCGGCACCGCCGTAGATGACAGCGATGTCGCCGGCGACGTGGGCATAGCTCAGCGCGCCGATGATGCGTTGCGCGGTGGCGGTGGCGATCCACGCCGGCGCGGTGGGCATCTGGCTGCCGGAGGCGCGGCGCGCGTCGTATCGCTCGAGCCAGCGGCGCATCTTCTCGGCGATGGAATCGTTGTCGCCGGCGTAGGTGCCCCTCAGCCACTGGTTCACGGCGCTGGAACTGACGCCGGTTTCGCGCGAGAGCAGCGCCTGCGTGATGTTGCGGTCGGCGTCCTGCACCGCGCGCAGGCGGTCGCGCAGATCGGCATCTGCGCTTTCGTCGGCCGGCTGCGGATGGAGGGTGGTGATGTTCGATGCTGCTTCGTTCATGGTTCAATCCCCGTTGGTTGGTGGTTTCCGATGGTGGGTACCGCTTGCCGCTGTGGCCTTCGCGCGGTTGCTGCCGCGCGGGGGCTTTTTCGTTTCAGAGCGCAGCCTCCTTCCGCTCGCGCGCGAGGCGGAACATCTCCAGATCGAGCGCGGAGGGTTCGTCGTCGGTGCCGGTGCGGGCGATGGTCTTCCGCTTCGGCGCGGTGCCGAACACCGGCGCGATGACGCCGGCATCGGGCAGATCGGGCGGTGCCATGTCGGGCAGTTGCGCGGCGACTTCGGCGGCGCGCATGCGGCGCTCGGCTTCGAGCTGCTGCCTGGCCGCCTTGCGGTGGTGCTTGGTGGCGAGTGCGTGTTCGCGGGCGGCGTTGGTGTCGGCAAAGCCGACGCTGGCGCGGCAGTCGGCGAAGGAGATGTAGCTGTTGTCGAGCGCGTACACATGCACGCCGGCATGCAGCGCCATCGGATCGAAGCGCAGCACCACCTTGCGGCCGGCGTGGCGCACGAGGGCCTCGGTCCAGTAGCGGTTGCCGGCGAGGCGCACGCTGCCGTCCTGCGCGTGGGCGGTGACAGCATCGGCGGCGAGCAGCAGCGTGCGCAGTTGGTCTGGGCTGGCTTTGCGGATGGTGGCGCGCGCGTAGCTTTCGGCGAACACGGCGTCGAAGCTGCGGCCGTTGCAGACGGCCGCGCGGCGTCCTTCGCGAGCGTTGTGCGCGGCGATTTCGCTGGCAACGACGGCGGCGAATGTTTCCCACGGCACCGCGCGCGAGCCGTAGTTTTCCGGCTTGTTGGTCGGGTTGTTGCCGAGGTAGGCACCGGCGAACGCAGGGTGCTTGGCGATGCGGTCGCAGAAGTCGCGCCACGCGCGCTCGATCGGCTTTGCCTGCCCGTGGTACGGCGTGACCCAGTGGATGTTGCCCTTGCCGACGAGCGCGGTGAGGATGCCGACCGGGTCTTCCGAGCGCACCCTGAAGCGGTAGCGCGTGGGCGTGCCGCCGGTGAGGTACTTCGATGCGAAGCTGCGGCCGTTGTCGAGCCAGATCGCGCCGGGGATGCCGTACTGCGTGACGAGGTCGCAGAAGGCAAGCCGCACGAGGTCGCTGGATTCGCTTTCGCCCATGCGCCACGCGAGCAGCTTGCCGCTGCCGAGGTCTTGCCAGCCGACGATGACCGGGCGGCCGACGTGGCCGTCGGGGAAGCGCACGGCGACGTCCCACTTGTGGCCGTCGGCGTTGACGCCTTCGAGCGCGGCGAAGCCGGAGCGGTCGCGCTCCTGCGCGGGGTACATGCGCATCAGCGCTTCGTCGCCTTTGCGGCCGAGCGTGAGCGCCTGCGGCGACAGCTCGCGGCGCAGGCGGCGCATGAAGGTTTCGATCGACGGCAGCGGCGGCCAATCTTTGGTGGTGGCGATGCGTTGCAGGCGGTCGTAGCAGCTGGTCGCACTCGGTTGTTCGAGGCGGATGTAATCGGCCTTGAACAGATCCCACGCATCGGCGGGAATCTCGGCGGTGGTGGTGCGGCCGGCGTAGTGCGGCACGAGCAGCGCGA